CTCGGTCCTGAACCGGACGCTGGTGCCGAAACTGCTGCAATGGAACGGCATCCCGTTGGAGGACGCGCCCAAGATCGTCTTCGGTCGCGTGGCTCCGGTCAACCTCGATGAACTCGGCAACTACATCCAGCGCGTCGGCGGCGTTGGCCTGAACCTGACTGATGAGGACTCGCAGACCTATCTGCGCGAAGCTGCCGGGCTTCCGCACGTCGATGTCGCAACCGCGCCCCCGCTCGCACCAACCACACAACAAACGACCGTGGAGGCACCTGAACCGGAAGAACCGGCCTGATGCCAACATTTCACGACTACGAGGCAAAGTACGCCGAACTCGGCTCCTTCAAGGCCGTCGCACGGCATTTTGACGTATCCAGTCAGGCCGTGACGGAGAGTCTGAAGCGCGGCTGGGCCAAGGATAAACTCTCCGCAGGTATCCAAGATGCCCTTGTGCAGACCAAGCTGGAGCCGGAAGACATCCGCTTCGGCTACAGACGGGTCAAAGACCCTGAGTCCGGGTCTTTCAACACAGTCTTCTGGCGAGCGCCCGAGCAGTCACCCGTCGATATGGCCGCCGCCATCCGTGAAGCCCTGACCGATCTGCCGCCCGCGCCCGAGATCAGCCTACAGACCGATCCCGACGAAGACCTGATCGCGCTCATTCCCATTGCGGATGCTCACGTCGGGCTTATGGCGTGGGGCCGCGAGACGGGCGAGGACTGGGACACCCGCAAAGGCGTAGATCGCCTCACCTCGTGGGTTGGCCGCGCGCTGAAGACGATGCCATCCACGAGCCGTTGTGTCCTTCTGTTCGCAGGCGACCTCCTTCATGCCGACGACACCCGATCCGAGACGCCGGCCAGCAAGCACAAACTCGACACCGATACGCGCCACTTCCGCACCCTGGAGATGCTGATCGAGGCGGTGGCGCTGATCACCGATCTCGCCCTCACCACGCACCAAACCGTCACCCTGCGCTTCCTGCCGGGCAACCACGACCCGCACGCCAGCATGGCGATCATGTTCGCTATGGCGGAACGCTACCGCGAGACCGCCCGCGTCGAGGTGCAGAAAGACCCGTCCGAGTTCTTCATCCACCACTTTGGGGATGTGCTGATCGCAGCGCACCACGGCCACCGGGCCAAGGCACCGCAGATGGTTCACTTCATTGCGGACGAGTTCGCTCCGCTCTGGGGTGCCACACGGCACAGATTCCTGTTTACAGGCCACTTGCATCACCACAAGTCGCAGGACATCGGGGGCATGACATGGGAGCAACTTCCGGCTATAACAGCACGAGATGTCTACACGTCCTCTCACGCCTACATCGCCCGCGCCCGTCTGACGGGTATAACATATCACCGCACGAGGGGCGAGATCGCCCGCATCGTCATTGGACCTGACCTATGATCACGGGCACCCAAAGCTGGCACGAGCGTCTGTGGCGCACCAACAACACGGCAGACATCGCACGGGGCCGAGTGCCGGGTTCCCGGCCCTTCGCGGCCTTCGGTGAGCGTGTTGCGACTGGCGCGGTTACGGGCAGCATTATCTGGGAAACCGGGATGCCGAACCCGTTGACGGTCCCGAACAGCATCAGCCTCAATTTCGCATCCAACGACACCGATATTCGGCGGCTCAAGCTGGTATATCTGGACGGAGACCTGATCGAGCGGATAGAGACGATAACGCTGAACGGCACGACGCCCGTCCCCACTGTAGCCGCCGACATCCGTTTCGTGAACAGCCTCTACAGTCTCGACGGGCGAGCGGCGCGCAGCGTTACGGCGACGAACGGCGGCGTTACCTATGCCGTGCTGGGCACCAACAACGTGCAGTTCAACCAAGCTATGTATCGCGTCCCTGCAAACCGCCGTTTGATGCTGACCTCGCTCTACGCCGGAGCGGCGTCGGGGTCCTCCGCGTCGCGCGTTCTGGTCAAGGCCGAGGTCTCGTTCTTTAACGGTGACAGCTTCGGCAACCTCGGTATCCTGCACCCGGTCGGTGGCATCGCCTTCCAAGACGGCTCGACCACACTTTCCTTCGGCCCTTTCCCCATCCCTGCGGGCGAGATCGTGGCCTTGACCTTCAAATGCGACAAAGCCGCCGACGTGCTTGGCGGGTTCTTTGGATGGACGGAGAACGCCTGATGCCCTACGAAGTGCTGCCTGAGAGGCTCCGCGCCATCATCCCGTCCGAGGACGGGCAAGAGATGTTCAGAGCGGTTGTCAATGAGCGACTCGCCGCTGGCAAGACCGAGGCCGTGGCGATGGCCTCGGCATGGGCCGCGCTTCAGCGCGCAGGCTACGACAAGAACGAGGAAGGGCTGTGGGTCGAGAAGTCGTCCCGCACCATGCTCGAAAACAAGATGCGCGAGTACAACGAGAAGTATGGCGACAAGCACGGGCGCGTCACGATGGCGATGCTCCAGCGGGTGTATGATCGCGGTGTGGGTGCCTACCGCACGAACCCGGAGAGCGTCCGTCCGAACGTGACCTCGCCCGAGCAATGGGCCGCAGCGCGCGTCAACAGCTTCCTCGCCGCCGCGCGCGGTGCCAAGGCGATCAACCACGACAAGGATGTTCACGACGAGATCGACAAGACGATGCCAACCATGTCTCAGGTCCACGTTCCGGGTGCGGAATGGGATTACGACGATAAGAGCAAGACCAAAAAGGCTTCCGGTGCCGAACCGATCTACATGTATCGGCCCGTGATGAACGCCGAGCAGATTCACGAGTGGGCTGCGGCGCAAGGCTTCACCAGCGCACTGCCGCTCGACGATCTTCACGTCACCGTGGTGTTCAGCAAGGCAGCGTTTAGTGCTGACCTGAGCCGCGTCGCAGAGGTCAACGGCACGGTCCACTATCACAACATCGTCGTTCGCGGCGGAAAGCGCGCTGTCGTGCCGTTGGGGGACGAGGGCGCTGTGGTGCTGAAAATCCAGAGCGACGAGTTGCAGTATGAGCACCTGATGTTCCGGCAGATGGGAGCGTCATGGGACTTTCAGGAATACACGCCGCACATCTCGATCACCTATCAGGGCCGAGACCTTCCGATAGCCGACATGCAGCCCTTCGTGGGCGACATCGTTCTTGGCCCGTTGCGCGCCAAACCGATGAACACGAACTGGGACTCGGAGATTGTCGAGGTTCCGCTCGACGTGCAGAAGGCCGAGACCTATCAGCCACCAGCCGCAGCCAAGAACAGCGCCCAGCGCGTTCTGGACTGGAAAGAGAAGTATGGCGATGAGGTCAAGGGCATGACGCCTGTTGGCTGGGCACGCGCCCGGCAACTGGCGAGCGGCAAGCCTGTCAGCCGCGACACCGTGGCGCGGATGGCCGCGTTCAATCGTCATCGTCAGAACGCCGAAATCGCGCCAGAATACAAGGACACGCCTTGGAAAGACCGCGGCTATGTGGCCTGGTTGGGCTGGGGCAACACGACAGGTGTGGATTGGGCTAGGTCCATCATGCAACGCCTGAACAAAAGGATGATGAATGACGACAGCTTCACCACGTCCGCAGAAGCCGCAGTCCGCAGCATGGAACTTGGTCTGAATGGCGAAGTTCACGTTCACGAGACCGCAGACGGCCAAGCCACGTACATGCCCGGCGCGAGCCACGAGGAGTATCTGGAGCGCATGGCAGAACTCGGCGGCGTCTACGAAGATGACGAGGATGATGCGGAATATCCTGCGGAGTCATCGGAGGGTTTGCTAGACCGCGTGATCTCGGGTATGCTCCACGCTGCCATGGATTACGACATAAACAAGTCCTCTGCCATCCTGAAGGTGGACCGCGAACGGCGGATCGTCTGGGGCTGGGCGAGTGTCAGCACCATGAAGGGCGAAATCGTCACCGACCTTCAGGGCGACCGCATCACGCCCGTCGAGATGGAGAAGATGGCTGACGGCTTCATGCGCAGCGCCCGCGCAGCAAAGGCCATGCACGATGGCGACGACGTGGGCGAGGTTATCCATTCCTTCCCGCTGACGAAGGAATTGGCCGAAGCCTTCGGCATCCAGACCGACCGCGAGGGCTGGATCACGGGCACATACATTAAAAGCGACGAGCAGTGGCAAAAGGCGCTTCGAAACGAGTATAAGGGCTTGTCCATCGGTGGCCGCGCCAAGAGGAAACCAGCATGAAACCGCACGATCTTGAAGATGTCGAGATTATGGAGTTGTCACTCGTAGATAACCCCGCCAATCAACACGCCGCCGTCGTTCTTGTCAAACGGGTTGCGACAGAATCGGATTCACGGTATGAAAGGGCAGTCAAGTCCGAAATGCCGGACGAAACCACGAAAGGAGAAGGTCAAGTGACCGTCGAAGAACTCACACAGAAGCTGGAGGCGCTTCAGACGCAGGTCGCTGACCTGACCACGAAGGCCAAGGAATACGAGGACGCCAACGACCGCATGATGAAGTCGGCGGTTGTGGCAGGTCTGGAAATCGAGAACGGCGAGATCGTCAAGCGCGCCGATCCGGAATACGTCGAGATCGACGGCGAGAAGATCGAGAAGGCTTTGGTTCCTGCCCCGCTCCTGAAGGCGCTGGAAAAGCAGGCTGCCGAGATCGTCAAGATGAAGGCCGAGGCCGAGGAAGTCGAACTCGCCAAGCGTGGCGAAGTCGAACTGCCGAACCTCGCTGGCACCGCGCTGGTCAAGGGTCGTCTGCTGGCTCTGGTCGAGACCGATGCTGACCTGCTCAAGTCCCTCAAGGCCGCTGACGCCGCGATGGCCGAGCAGATGGTCGAAAAGGGCCACGCCCGTGTCGAGGATGAAGCCTCGGCGTCTTACAAGCTGGATCAGCTTGCGAAGGCACATGCGACCGCGCAGAACGTGACGTATCACGCTGCCTACGCGGAAGTCACCAAGTCGGGTATCGGGGCCGAACTTATGGTCCAGATGCGTAACGAAGCCAACTGAGGAGTGAGAGCCAATGGCGATCCAAGAAGCAGTCATCAGCATCACGCTCCCCGCGGCTGCTGATCTTCGCACCCATCAATACAAGTTCGTCGAAGTTACTTCGACGGGCGCCGTGAACCTCGTCGCTGACGATGGCCACGCAGATGGCGTGCTTCTGAACGACCCCAACACGGGCGAAGCCGCAATCGTCGGCATCGTCGGTGTGTTGAAGGTCAAGTGCGGTGCCGTTGTTACCCGTGGGGCCAACGTCGCCTCGGGCGCGAATGGTGCAGCCAAGAACACTGACACCGGCTCGGCGGTGAACGGCACCGCTCTCGATACCGGAGCGAATGGCCGCATCATCTCCGTTCTTTTCCATCCTCGTGGCTGATAGGAGCGACAGCAAATGACGCAACCAACCGCACGCGCTGTTCACGTTGATCAGCCGCTTACCAACATCTCCATCGCGTTCCTCCAGAACCCAGCCAACTTCGTGGCGTCGCGGGTGTTTCCGAACATCCGCGTCCAAAAGCAGTCGGATGTGTACTACACATACGACCGTGGGTTCTTCAACCGGAACGAGGCCAAGCTGCGCGCTCCCGCGACGGAAGCCGCGATCTCGGGCTTCGGTCTCTCGACCGACAGCTACCGCGCTGCCGTCACTGCGTTGAAAACGCAGATGTCTTGGCAGGTTGAGGCCAACGCCGATACCCCGGTGCAACTGGAGCGGGCCAACACCGAACTCCTGCTGCACAAGATGCTGATCTCGAAGGAAGTGGACTGGGCATCCAAATACTTCACCACCGGCATCTGGGGCACGAACTACGTCGGTGTCTCGGCTACGCCGGGCACGGATGAAGTCGTGCAGTGGTCGGATCAGACCTCGGGCGACCCCATCGGGGACATCCGTCAGGCCAAGACCGATATGATGGAGTCGACGGGCTACATGCCCAACACCTTCGTCATCTCGCAGCGTGTCATGGATGCTCTGGTTGACCATCCCGACATCGTTGACCGCATCAAGTACTCGGGCGGCGTCGGCAACCTGAACCCTGCGATGACGAGCGCGCAGACGCTGGCGCAACTGTTCGAACTGGATCGTATCCTCGTGATGCGTGCCGTGCAGAACACCGCGGCTGAAGGCGATACCAACGCCCACTCGTTCATCGGTGGCAAGAGCGCGCTGCTGACCTATGTGGCACCAACTCCGGGTCTGATGACCCCGAGCGCAGGCTACAGCTTCACCTGGTCGGGCTATCAGGGCGCAGCCAACGAGTTCGGCGTCTCGGTCACTCGTCGTGAAGACGAAAAGATCAAGGCAACCGAGATCGAGTGCGAACTAGCCTATGTTCACAAGCTGGTCGCAGCGGACCTTGGCGTATTTTTCGCCTCCATTACGGCCTAGACCACCGCGAAACACTGACGAAACCCCCGGCCAAGTGCCGGGGGTTTTGCTTTGGTTGACGCGAAAACCTTCTTGGCGTAATGTTCACACCACATCAACTGAGCAGGATCATCCCGATGCCCCTCGTTCCCGAACGTGTTTTCGACCCGACCAAGCCCGTCGTGGCCCGCCGCTTCTTTGTTGCCGCAGGCCGACACTTCAATCCCGGCGATGTCTTTGACTGGAAGCGGTCGTCGGTGGACCAGCGCCGTGTGCGGCTGCTGTTCGACGCAGGTAAAATCATGCACCCGGAGCCAACCTTCAAAGTTTCCGGTACGGCAGCGTTGCCCATTTCCGTTGAGGTGCAGGATGAAGACATCCATCACATCGCAGTCACCTCCGCCGCCGCTGCGGACGAGCAGCCCACTGCCCCCGTCGAAGACGATGGTCTGCACGATCTGGGTATGAAGGAACTGCGCGAGATCGCAGTTGTGGAGAACGCGCCGTTCCGCGTAAGCCGCGAGGCGCAGCGCGATGCTATCCGCGAGGCTCGCCGTGAACGCGCGGGCGAATGAGATAGAAAAATACGAGCGCGCCTACACCCATCCAGATTACCGTTTAGGTGAAAAACGGCGCGCTCACATCATCGGCCACCTCAATCGTATCGAAAAAGGTAGCCTCCTCGACGTGTCCACCGGGCGCGGCGAGGTTCTGGAATTGGCCGGTCATCTCGGCCACGGCCCTGTCATGGGAACCGAGGCCGTCCCGGCACTCTGCGACGACAGGCAAGTGGTCCACGCTCTAGGCCATAGCCTCCCATTTCCATCGACCAGCTTCGACACGGTGACGATGTTCGACGTGATGGAACATCTGTTGCCAGAGGACACCGGACCTGTGTGCCGCGAACTCGCGCGTGTTGCGTCCCGTCGTATTCTCCTGACAGTCCACAACGGTTCGCACCGCTACCGGGGCGAGGAACTGCATATCAACCGCCGTGCTTCCTACGAGGCATGGCATGAAGAACTCACCGCCCTCTTTGCCCCGCACGAGGTCGTTCGGCATGGCCTCGAAGGCTCCATTAGCGAAATGTTTGAGGTTATATTATGACGGACACCCACACCGACGATCTCTTGGGCACGACATGGCTGGCGGATGGCGATCAGATCATCCTGTGGCTCCGTCGCACGGGCGGCAAGTTCGAGCCTGCCACGACGCCGTGGATGCTGGAGATGATGCAGGGTGCCACGGGCGCCTATGTGGACGTGGGTGCCAGTACGGGCTGGTTCGCCATTCCCATGGCAAAGCGCGGTTATCCCGTCGTGGCCCTTGAGTGCAACGCGCGCTCTCTCCAACGGCTGAAGGACAACTGCGCCCTGAATGATGTCCGCATGACAATCCACCCGGTCGCGGTGTCTGACCGCATCGGCACGGCGACCTTCACGCACAACCCTCGCCTCCCGCTCACCTCTGGCGGGTCGCTGGAGCATGTGCCGGCCAACAAGGCGAGCGAGGCCGTGCCTTGTGCCACGCTCGACAGCCTGATCGACGAGCCGGTATCGTTCATCAAGATCGACGTGGAGGGCCACGAACTCGCGGTCCTGCGCGGGGCCGAGCGTGTTATCGCGGAGAACCGCCCGGCTATGGTGCTGGAGGCGAACACGCCCGCCCACATGGCCCAACTGGCTGAGTGGTGCAAGACGCATGAGTATGTCTTCACCATCGCTGACACGCGGAACATGCTGTGCCTGCCCGCATCCTGACAGTCTTCCGCGAGGGTGGTGACTACCGCCCGGAGCATGTCGAGCGCATCCGCAAGCAATGCGCGCGACATGCGCCGGATACCGAGTTCCTGTGCCTCGAAGGTCCGCTTCTGACGAATGACTGGCCGGGGTGGTGGAGCAAGATTCACCTGTTTCTGCACCCCGGCCCGGTTCTCTACATGGACCTCGACACGCTGATCGTGAACAGCCTTCAGCCGCTTCTGGACGCCGCAGAACAGCACGAGTTCATCGCACTCCGCAATCCGATGGACACGCCATCGAAGTTTGGCTCGGGGCTTATGGCGTGGAACGGCGATATGCGCTATATCTACGACCGCTTCGCTGCTGATCCAGGCTATCACATGGCGCGGTGCAAGACCTCGCAGCTTTGGGGAGACCAAGGTTTCATATCTGAGGACTGCCCAGACCCGGTGTTCTGGCAAGACCTGTTCCCAGATGAAATCCTGAGTTGGAAGGTAGACTGCAAGACGGGTATTCCCCATAAGGCTCGTGTGGTATATTTCCACGGACAACCGCGCCCTTTCGATATAGGGCTATAGGAGATGCGTTCGATGACCCAGAAAGTGATCACTGCACGCGGCAGCGTGACTATCCCCATCGACCAACTGTTCGGGCAGACGCCCGTCAAACCCAAGGAGAAGTAAGCCATGGCGATCACGCTTCAAAGCAACGCCCGCAACGCAGCCTGTGACGCCATCGCGGCTCTGCACGATAGCGGCACTCTAGAGTTTCAGACCAGCGGTGGTGTGGAAGTTGCGACCGTGACCTTTGGAGCGACAGCCTTCGGCGCTGCGTCCAGCGGAACGGCCACGGCCAACACCATCTCGCCGGACTCCTCGGCCACGGGCGGCACCACGACGCAGTTCGTGACCAAGACCAGCGCCTCGGCTCAAATCCTCGAGGGTTCGGTCGGCACCACGGGCACCGACATCATCATCGACAACACCGTTGTCCCTGCTGGCGTTACCGTCGATCTGACGGCGTTCTCGATCACCATTCCGGCTTCGTAAGGGCTGACACATGACCAAACTCGTCAACCGCGCGAAGATGACTAAGGGGTCAACAGCGGTTGACGGGCATGAGGGGTAAAACAAGCATGACCGTCAAGATCGACTTCGAGTTTACGACATCCTACGGCAAGTTCCGTGATGCCTTGAACCTGCCCGACAACCACGGTCTCAGTGACGATGAGATCGAGGCTATGAAGGTGCAGCGCCGGGACAACTGGATTGCCGTGGTGGAGGCTCCACCAGCAGAGCCTGACACCGTGGAGATCGACGGCGTAACCTATGAGAAGGTCGAGATCGACGGCCAGACGGTCCTCAAGCCTGTAGAGGTCTAAATGGATCGTTATTGGGTTGGTGGTACGGGGTCTTGGAACAGCACCACGAAGTGGTCCACAACGTCAGGCGGTGCCTCTGGCGCTTCTGTTCCTACGGCCTCTGACAACGCGATCTTCGATGCGGCTTCTGCCACCGCCCACTACACCGTCACGGTTACGGACAACGCCACCTGTGCCAACCTGACCTTCACGCCTGAGCCTGCTGATGGCGTCACGGAGTTTTCTGTTGGTCTGAACTTCGTCATCGCTGGCACGTTCTCGACCTCTGGCACTCAGGGCAACCGCCGTGCTTGGTTCCGTTCCTCGACCTTCGGCCTACTGCGTGACATGCAGATCGCCACCATTGGCACTGTGACCGACGTGGACTTCCGTGATATTCGTGTCACTGGCACTGGCGGAACGCTGACTGGCACTCGCATTGGCGACCTTCGTGGCAACAGCAATATCACGTTCTCGACGCCAAAAAGCTGCTTCCGCATCGGCACGGGTAATTGGTCCGACGATCAATGGTCGGATACGTCTGGCGGTTCTCCGAATACAGACTTCTTTCCGCTGGCCCAAGACACGGCGGTGTTTGACGAAAGCACAACCGCTGGCACCCACACGATGAACTCTGCCATCCCCTACACTGGGACGGTGGACATGAGTGCGCGGACGAGTGCGCTGACGCTGAGCATTAGTTCAGGGTACGCAATATATGGCAACTGGACGTTTGGCTCTGGCATCACGATCAGCGGGGCGCAAACGCTTACCTTCAGTGGCCGCAACACCCAAGTCATCACCAGCGCAGGTAAGACGTTCTCTGGCGGCATTACCGTTGACTCCTACGGCGGCACGGTCGAACTCGCTGACGCGCTGAACATCGGGCCACAATCGCTCACCGTCACCAACGGCACCTTCGACACCAAGGGCTACAACGTCACGGCTGGGTCTTTTCAAGGCAGCAACTCAAACGTAAGAACAATCACGCTTGGGTCTAGCGCGATAACAATAAGTGGAAACTCATCATTTATTTTTGGAACTTCGACAAATTTGGCGATAAACGCTGGGACATCATCTATTGTTTTTAGTGGTTCAGACGTTACAATGCAGGGCGGAAATCAAACCCTATACAGTGTGTCGTTTACTAGCACCGGCGCTGGCACACATCTGATTGAACAATCCAACACCTTCAACACCCTGTCGATCACAGCACCCGCAGGGGCAGGCTTGCGTCAAGTATCCCTTGCTGGCGACCAAACCATCACAGGCACACTGACCGCCGCTGGTGCCACTGCTGTCCGCAGGGTTATGCTCCGCTCAAGTGCTATCGGCACCACTCGCACCCTGACAGTAGGAACGCTGTCCGCTGACGACTGTGACTTCCGCGATATCACCATTGCTGGCACCGCTGCTGGCGGCTCTCCGACCCGTGCAGGCGACTGTGGCGGCAACTCTGGCGTGACCTTCCCTGCTGGCAAGACGGTGTACTGGAACCTTGCAGGGACGCAGGATTGGAGTGCTACGGGTTGGGCACCGTCGTCTGGTGGTAGCCCTGCTGTGAATGAGTTTCCGCTGGCTCAGGACACTGCGGTGTTCGATAACACTGGGTCTGCTGGGACGGTAACGGTTCAGGCGTTTAACATCGGCGCTGTTGATATGTCTGCGCGCACGAGTGCCATGACGCTGACGACAAGCACCAACACGCCTACGGTCTACGGCAACTGGCTCTTTGGCACGGGGGTTACATCAAGCAGCACCACTGGCACGATCACCTTCGCAGGTCGCAGCACCCAGACCATCACCAGCAATGGCATATCGTTTGGTTGCCCTGTCACCATCGGCTGCGGCACAGGCACCGTGCAGCTTGCTGATGCGTTAGAGCTTGGCTCTGCTCGGACCCTGACGCTCACATCAGGCACCTTTGATGCGGTTAGCTATAATGTGACGGCGGGGCGGTTTACGGGTGGCGGAACGGCTACGTTGAAGATGGGTTCAGGAACATGGACGCTGTCTGGAACAGGCACTGTTTGGAACATGGGTTCTGCTGGCGCAAATTTTAATCTCTACAAAGGCACCGCAAATATCCTCTTTTCCGATACAAGCACAGGTGCCAGAACTTTTGACGGAAGCGGATTTTCCTTTAACAAGCTGACCATTGGCGGCGCAACTGGTACATCGACGCTAACAATTAACGGCAGCAACACCTTCACCGAACTCGCCAGCACCAAGACTGTCGCCCACACCATCGCTCTGGGGACAACTACCCAGACATTCGGCAAGTGGAGCGTGACGGGAACTTCTGGCAACGTGGTGACGCTGACAGGGACAGGGGTAAGCCACATCCTAGCTGGTGCTTGCACAGACGGCATCGACTACCTCGCAATGGGTAGCATCGGCTTTGCAGCCACATCTCCTGCCGAGTTCTACGCTGGCGCAAACAGCACGGGGACTGCTGCCGTTCCTGTTTACCGCACGGCCAAGCCCGCAGACAGCACCCGCTACTGGGTCGGTGGCACTGGCAACTGGAACGACACGGCTCGTTGGTCCGCGACCTCTGGTGGCGCTGGTGGCGCTGATCTGCCGCGCAGCCATGACGATGTGGTATTCGATAGCCTGTCCAACGCCACGGCCTACACGGCCACTGTGAACGCCATCACGGGCGGCAACCGCTGCAAGGCTTTGACTATCTCTGGACCTCTGTTGGGTAACGTGACGCTGGCTGGATCGACTGCACTGTTCATCCACGACGACATCACCCTGCCTGCGACTGGGCTGACGCGGACATATACGGGTACGATTGTGCTGACGGGTTCGACTACGGGTAAGACGCTCACGACCAATGGGGTTACACTAGCTGGCAATCCAAGGGTTAATGGAGTTGGGTGCGGGTGGTCATTGGGAAGCGCGTTTTCTGACGGAGGTGCGGGAACTACAATCGCTGTAGATAATGGCAGTTTTGACACTGCAAACTATACCATGACCTTGGGTGCGCTTGCGTCTTCAAACAGGAATACAAGATCAATATCTCTTGGCTCGTCATCTATTACCGTTCAGGCATTTCCTGCGGGGTTTACAAACACGATTAACCTTTCCTTTGACGCAGGGACTTCTGCGATTTCTTGCACGGCAGTCTCACCAACTTTTAACGGAGGTGGGCTTACGTTTTACAACGTCAGCTTCACCAGCACGACTATCACCGATGTCACCATCAACGGCGCAAACACCTTCAACAACCTGACCGTTGCTGGTCGAACTTCTGCGGGCATTGCTAACCTATCCCTGTCTGCCGACCAAACCATAAACGGCACTCTGACGCTCTCCGCTGGCACCAACGCCACCATGAGAACCTTCGTGCGGTCTAACGCGCTTGGCGAAACCCACACCCTAACCTGCGCTGCCGTGTCCGCAACGGACATCGACTTCCGTGACATCACGATTGCTGGTGCTGCGGCTCCTGTGTCTGGTACTCGGTTGGGTGACTGCAAGGGGAACAGCGGGATTACCTTCGTTGCAGGGGTTGATAAATATTGGAACCTTGCGGGTGGTGGTGACTGGTCAGCTACTGCGTGGGCCACCTCAAGCGGTGGTGCGGTGAGCAACGACAACTTCCCGCTTGCTCAGGATACCTGCATCTTTGAAGCTACTGGCCTGAACTCAGCCGCTACGGTCACAGTCAACGCAGGCTACAACATCGGCACCATCGATATGTCGGCTCGCACGACGAACACGATGACGCTGGGTACAGGGACGACCACACCTTCAATCTACGGCAACTGGATCAACGGCACAGGTGTTACGCTAAGTGGGTCAGGGACGTTCACCTTCGCTGGCCGTGGGTCTCAGACGATCACCAGTGCTGGGATCACATTTGCTCAAGGTCTTACTATCGACACACCAAGCGGATCTGTGACGTTGCAGGATGCGTTTGAGACTAACAGAAACTCCAATTCTGCGCTCTCGATTCTGTCTGGCACCTTTGACGCTAATGACTATAATGTGACCTTGAGCGGTGCATCAGGCGCTGTTTCTTCTTCTAACATCAATACCCGCACGATTGCAGTTGGATCTGGCACTTGGACAATTCCTGGTATAACTCCTTGGGCTGCGGGTACTTCCACTAACCTCACGGTCACAGGCACAGGCACCATCAGCCTAACATCTGCTTCTGCTAAAACCTTTGCTGGTGGCGGCGTCTCCTACTCAGGTATTACCCTGAACCAAGGCGGCGCAGGCTCACTGACTGTCACTGGTAACAACACCTTCGCCAACATCACCAACAGCTACAGCGCCACAGGTGCGACGACTATCAGCTTCGGCACGACCACCCAGCGTGTTGCTGACTTCACGGCCACTGGCACCGCAGGTAATGTGCTGACCATCCAAGGTTCAAGCGCCACCAGCCCGTGCACTCTAATACACACGGGCGCGGGCGACATCAGCCTTGACTATGTGACCATTACAGGCGTGAGGGCGTATCAGACATGACATGGTATGCAGGCGATAACTCCACGAACAACGGCTCCTTCGGGTGGTTGTTTGAGGCTGCACCGAGTGGCGCTGTGACGGCCACGGGCGCGATCACTACCCCTGCCGCCACAGTATCGGCCACGGCCTCTCAGACCGTCAGCGTCACGGGCGCTGCCACGACACCTGCCACCACGGTATCGGCCACGGCCTCTCAGACCGTCAGCGCGACGGGCGCTGTCACGATCCCTGCCACCACAGTATCGGCCACGGCCTCTCAGACCGTCAGCGCGACGGGCGCTGCCACGACGCCTGCCGTCACGATTTCGGCCACGACAACCCAAACGCTCTCTGCAACTGGCGCGACCATAACGCCTGCCGTGACGGCTTCAGGCGCGATGGAGCCGAGCCATCTTGCTACAGGCGCGGTGACAACGCCTGCCACGACGGTCGCGGCATCCGCGTCTCAAACCATTCGCGCGAGCGGCGCGGTTACAACACCCGCATTAACCATCTCCGGCGTCACGTCAGTCCGCATCACGGCGCAGGGCGTGACGACCGCCCCGGTTACTGTTACCGCCGCAGGGGCAGTTCAAACCATCGTGACCGCCTCGGGCGCGATCACGACCGGCGCGGTGACGGCTACGGGCGTTACGCTTGTTTCTGTTACGGCCACGGGTGTCGTGCAGACGCCTGCGACGACCGTAGACGGTGAGGCGACTTTCCCGATTCGTGCCACCGGCGCTTTGGTTCTTTCTGCAATCACAGTATTCGGTGTTGAGGGCGAACCGAGTGGTCGCCGCTTTGCAAGACCACCTGTTTCCGCTAATGACGGTTCTGTGCTACAGTCCAGCACGAGCGGGCGGCTCCTGCGAACAGGAAACTCTGGCCGTGTCGTGCGGTGAGATAGAACGGGGAACACCATGAGTCTGATCTTCAACATCGGTGAAGGCGACACCAGCCCCGGCTTGGACTTCGCCATCACCCCGACCTCCATTATCCTCACGGGGGCCAGCGCCGTTTTCCGCTGGCGGGCCGTCGGCGCGACCACTTGGACCTACGAAGAACCCGCGACCATACTGATCGCCACGGTAACGCCAACCCTGCGCTATGCGTGGCAGGCGGGCGACACGGACACACCTGGGTACTTCGAGGCGCAGTTTGTCGTCACCTATCTCGACACCACGGTCGAGACCTTCCCCAATTCCGAGGTAATAAACCTCAATGTGAATGGACTTCCGTCCGAGGTTTCGGAACAGATCGCTCAGGTCAAGTTCCTCGTGGGCGACACCGAGAACACGCTCACGAACCGTGACATCCTGTTCGCGCTCGACCAGACCTCGAACGTCTACGGCGCCGCAGCCATCTGCGCCCGCGCCCTTGCCGCGCGCTACGCCCGGCGTGTGGACACCAAGTTCGAGACCGTCGAGAGCAAGTACAGCCAACTGCGCGACAGTTACGAGCAACTAGCCCGCAGCCTCGACGCGCAGGCCAAGAAGCGTGGCGGTCTCGGTATTCCGCTGGCAGGCGGCATCAGCCGCGCTGACGTGGAGAATGTAGAGAACACGCCAGATCGCGTGAAGCCGTTCTTCTACGACAATTGGGGTAACAATCCACCTCCGAGCAACGATGTCTGAGGTCTGCTACGTCATCGCCAGCGGGCCGAGTCTGATCGGTTTCGACTTCGACCGACTGCCGGAAGGCTTTCGGATCGGGGCGAACCGCTCGGCATGGCTGGCGAACTGCGACGCGCTGGTGACAGTGGACCGCAATTTCCACCGCAAGGAACGTGATCGCATCTCGGCGTTCGGGGCGAACGCCTATGTCGCGCTGCCGGACCATCAAGACATCATCCTTCCCGGCGCGACCTACTGGAACTACGCCCGCTGCATGGAAGGGCTGACCTTCTTGCCGCACACCTTGGCGGGATCGAACTCCGGCTTCGCCGCCTTCAATCTCGCGGTGCAGCTTGGCTACACCGATATCGCACTTCTTGGCTTCGACATGAAGTGGGAAGGTGGTCGCTCTCATTTCCACGATGGCTACGGCCAGCGGCACGGCGTGGACCGAAATCTCGGTGTCTGGGCCAAAGCCTTCGATTCCGCAGCCCGGCAACTGTCCAGCACCAACATCACTGTCACCAACTTCATTGGCCCGCTTGGGAGCCGCGTCAAGGCTTTCCCAACAGCACCCTTGGAAGAACTCCTCTGATCGCGTAGGATGCCGCCATGCTTGGAGATGATGTCGCATATCTGCTGGAGGACTTCGGTTCTGACCTGACGCTCACGCGGCAGGCGGCAGGTGCATACGACCCGGACACGGGCGAGATGGCCGCGACATCGCCCACGACCTACACGATCCGTGGCGTGTTCATCAACTACCTCGACGGCAACGTGGACGGCACCGTCGTTCGCATGGGCGACCGCCGCCTTCTGGTCCGTGCCAAGGGCGCGCAGACCGCGCCCGCCATCAATGACCGCGTGGACGGCCTTCAAATCCTCGACGTGCGCAGCATCGCGCCGAACGGCACGGTTATCGCGTGGGCCTGTCAGGCGAGGAAGTGACGGAATGGTTCAGTTCAAGGCCATCTCCAAGATCGACACCAGCGGCGCGCTCTTGCGAAAGTTTGAGCAAGCCAGCCTCGACGTGAAGAAGCACGTCCTGCGCGGGTTGGCCGACGAGGTGATTAAGAACAGCCCGGTCGATACCGGGAACTACATGCTGTCGCACGAGATCGCCGCTGGAGGGCGCGACGGCAGCTTCTCCACCGCCCCGACCAACAGCCACGGTTTGCCACGCGGGCAGGCGCGCGGGTCCAAGGCGGCTTCGGCACGTTCTGCGCTGAACTCCATAATCGACGGCATCCAGCCCGCCGACAGCCAGTTCATGCTGCGCAACAGCGCGATCTATGCGCCGCGCGTCGAGTATGGCGGGTGGGGCGCTGGGTCTGGCGCTCCTGCCGTGGGCGCGACACGAGGTCAACGTGAGGCGCAGGCGCGCTCTGCCACGCAGCCCTACCACGTCTACAGCCGCGCCCGTGCCGCAGCCCCGGCGCTTATCCAGCGCGCTCTGGCAGAGTTTGAAGCAAGGATGGCCACCTGATGACCACGCTGAACGACATCCGTGTGGCGCTCGAAAGCCACCTCGCCGGTCTCGCCACGTCCATGCCGCCCGTGGCGTGGCCGAACGTGCCATTCGTTCCCACCACGGGAACGACCTACTTGCGCGCGGAGTTCATTCCGGTGCTGCGCCGCCCTGTCACCACCGGGCCTGACCCCGAGCAGCGCCACTCTGGCCTGTTCTACGTCACCATCTACACGCCCGAGGAAAAGGGCGCGGCAGAGGGTATCGGGTTGGCCGACGACCTGCTCTCGCATTTCAACGGCTCTGATGCTATTGTGACGACCAATGCAATCGTGCGGTTGGAATACAGTGAAGCCAAGATGGCTTTGCACGATCCGCCGTTCTACGCTATACCAATCGAAATAGGCTGGTACGCCTACACCTCGTAAGGAGACATCAAAATGAGTTTCGCCCAGGGGTCGCGCACCCGCCTCACTATCGCCTCGGAAACCGGCTTTGGCGTTTTGCCGTCCAGCCCGTCTTTCACGACGCTTCCGATCCGTTCGCACTCGCTCGATCTAACCAAAGAGCGGGTCCAAGGCACGGACATTCTGTCCGACCGTATGGCCTTCGTGGATCGCCACGGCAACCGGGTCGTCGGTGGCAGCGTCGAAGTGGACCTGCGTCGCGGTGATTACGACACGCTCCTTGAGAGCGCGTTCTTCAACACCTTCGATACCAACGACCACCTGACCATCGGCACCGACCCGCAGTATCTCGCGCTCGAAGACGCCGCGCTGGACATCACCCAGTTCCGTCAGTTCGAGGGTTGCTTGGTCAACACCGCGACCTTCAACATCGCGCCGAGCCAGATGGTTCAGACCACCTTCGACATCGTGGGCCGTGACATGGTTCAGGCCGGCACGTCGCTGGACGCCTCGCCCACCGCGCCGACCGGCTTCGAGCCATTCGACAGCTTCAACGGCGTTCTCTTGGAAGGCGGCACCGGCACCAACGACGATCTCTGCATCGTGTCGGGGCTGGAGTTCAGCATCTCGAACGACGTGACGCCCGCGCACGTCATCCTGTGCGCCTCGAACCAAGACCGCGCTGCACAGATGCAGTCGGGCCTTGCGACCATTGAGGGGACGATGACGGTCTACTACGAGGACGCCACGCTCATCAACAAGTTCCTGAACGAGACGGAATCGAGCCTGTCCGTGACCGTGGACGATCCGACCGGCGCGAACGGCTACACCTTCTACTTCCCCCGCATCAAGTATAACGGTGCTGCTGTTCCACTGGCGAGCCCGCAGTCCCGTTTCATCGAACTGCCGTTTGTGGCGCTGAAGGATATGTCGGCTGGCTACAGCCTGCGTCTGACGCGGACTTCTGGCACCTAAAGTCCCGGCGCCTTGGGACCGGAGGCGGCGGCTTGTCGGGGGTCGCCGCCTCCACCATTCACCCGACACCCCGACATTCTATAGGAGATACCCCGATGAGCCTGCGCGACGTTGGAACCGTAAAAGACACCACCACCATCACGCTCTACCACCCGGCGACTGGCAAGGACTTGCTGAACGCCGATGGCACCCCCATGACCGTCACGCTGCACGGCCCGTACAGCGAGCGGTACAAGTCCGTGCTGCGCGAACAGCAGCAGCGTCGGATGACCGACATGACGCGCGGGTCGCGGAACACCACGCTGGATGCGGACGAACTTGAGGCCATGTCGCGCGAACTCGTAATCCGCTGCGTCGAGGACTGGAGCCTGACGCTGGAAGGTGACGAGAAACTGGCCTTCTCGCGCGAGACAGCCGAGGGCGTCTTCGTGGAGTTCCCGTGGGCGCGTGATCAGGTCAACGCGGCGATGGGGAATGTGGCCGATTTTTTGGAGCCGCAGAAAGCGCACTGAAGGACTACGCGGAGCATGACTTCAAACTTGCCAAGACGGACAAGAAAGGCGTCACGCTCCGCGAATATCTCCAGCAAGTCGCCAAGGCGACCGGGCGCACACCCAAAGACCTGATCGGTCCTCCCTTCCCAGATCGCTACGGCCACATCTGGCAGGCGTTCCTCGATCTGCACACGGGTCGTTCCTATAGCGCGAACGGCCCTAATCCGCTATCTTGGGCCGACATGAAGGCTTGGGACGATCTGATGCATGTGGGTTTGAAAGAATGGGAGGTTCGTGCCATAAAGGCGCTGGACCTTCTATGGCTGCGCTTGATCGGAGAGGACAGAGACGATGGTTGATGTTGTCGG